CCACGTCCCCCCAGAACCGCTCCAGCTCGGCCGGGCCGGTCCGGGTGATCTCGTGGCGGGTGATCCGGGCGATGTGCTCCCCGATGATGTCCGTCATGATCTCGGGCACGGGGGTGCGGGCGCGACGCAGCTCGAAGTCGTCGACCCCGGCGTTGGCGGCCTGGTCGTGCTCGGGCTCGACCTGGGAGTAGGCCGACTTGATGTCGGCAGGCAACGCCAGGTCGATGTAGGTGGCCGAGGGGATCGGGTCCCGCCGTTTCCGCGAGCGGGGGTTGGGCCGCTCCCGCTTGTGGCGGACGAGGTTGTAGACCGGCAGGCCGTAGACGTCGGAGCCGTAGCGGGCGTCCCGGTAGACCTGGCCGCCCACCAGGCTGTCCAGGAGGCGACGCTGGGTCAGGTAGCAACGCCGGTACTCGGCGTGGCCGGCGGCCCGGCGTTCGACGACGTCCGGATCGAGCTGGGGCATGGGGGCCTCACAGGAGGTTCGAGGCGTGAGCCCTCTGCATCTGATCCGGTTGCGGGTATCCCTTGGGGAAGGCGTCCCAGGCGCCGTAGCGGATGAGGTCGATCATCTCCTCGAACGGGTGCTGCGGGTCCTCCGGCGTACCCGTCCACTGGCCCCGGACCTTCTTCCGGCGGTAGCCGGAGAACGCCCGGATGATGTGCTGGCAGCGGGGGTGGACGTAGAGCGTGCGGGTGCCGTCCGCGAGACGCACAAGCATCTCTACGAAGTCCAGCCCCTGCACGACACCTCGGCGGGGGGCCAGGCCGACCCGGTAGTCCCCGAAGACCCGCTTGTACTCGCCCAGGGCCGCCGGCCCGAGGCCCGACTCGACCCCGGCGGCCGGGTCCAGGCAGACCCGGGCGACCCGATCGACCGACAGGCCCGCCTCCCGGCCGGCCTCCTGAATCCGCTCGGCGTTCTGCTGGCTGTGGAGCCCCTCGGCGTAGTAGTCGGCCAGGAACCCCAGGCAGGGGCGGCCCGTGACCGGGTCCAGCCACGCCTGGTAGTAGGCCGCCCCGGTGTGGCAGGATGAGCCGGCGTCCCCGGCGATCCGCAGCGGCAGGTTCGGGTTGAACTCGATCTCCCGGACGTTGGCCCCGAGGTTGGCGTCGAACTCGCTGAACCAGATCCCGTCGGCCTTGGGGCCGAGGCAGAAGTAGTCGGCCTCCAGGACCCGCTTCGAGACGCCGTGGACCTTGTCCAGCAGCGACCCCACGGTGTAGTGGCCGAACGGGGAGACCCGCTTGGCCTTGGGGACCCCGCCGTGCCGCTCGCGGCCCTCGTGGCAGTATTTCACCAGGGGGCACTGGGGGCAGTTCTCGTAGGCGTCGTGGCCGCCGACGTACCGCCCGGAGACCTCCTCGGGGCAGGGCTGCAACACCTCCCAAACGCAGAAGCGGTGCAGGGGGTAGCTGCCCGGGTGGGCCTCGTTCGAGGCGATGGCCTGGGCCTTCAGCTCCTCCATCGGCCCGCCCAGGTTGTGGTGGGTCGAGGTCATGACGATCTTGGGCTTGTACCGCTCGGCCCCCTTGCCCTTGTCCATCACCATGCCGTGGGCGTCGTCCCGGATCTTCGGGTCGATCTCATCCACTTCATCCATTTTCAAGCATGGGACGTGCGGGCCGCGGACCGAGAGCGGGCTGGCCGCCAGGATCGACACCTCGGACCCGTTGTGATATCGGGTCATCTGCACGCCGAAGTGGTCGATCGTGTCCTTGTCGTTGCCGCCCGAGGGTCCCCGGCCGTCGAGCACGGCCTCCTTCAGGCCCTGGTGGACCTGCTGGGCCTGGGCCTTGGAGCCGCCCAGGATGCGGGTGCCGTGCCGGGGCAGGTGGCGGGAGTCGAGGTGGGTGTCGATCGAGGACAGGAACGACTTGCCCGAGCCGCGGGAGCCCTCCAGGAGGGCGTGGCCGGGGCGGTCGAGCTGCCAGCAGGCGATGGCATCGAACGGCGCGCAGTGGCCGTCGCAGACCGGATTGGTGGCGACCTTGACCCCCGTGTACAGGTAGATCCAGGTCCACAATTCCTTGCGGTCGCGGGGCCGGAAGTTGCGGCCGGAGTTCGGGTCGTGGCGGCTCACGGGCGGGTCTCACTCGACCCCGAGGATCTTCCCCAGGGCCAGGATCGAGATCCTTCGCTCGTGCTCGGCGTCCCGGCCCGCCGCCTCGGCGACGCGGAGCCGGACCAGGAGGGCCGCCGCGGCGGCCGGGGACACGGTGATCGCCCTGGGGGCTCCGCCGCCGGAGGCGGCCCCCTCCAGGGCCTGGGTGAGCTGCTCCAGGGTCGAGGCGACCTCGACGGCCGGGGCGGGGGCCTGGAAACCGTTACCGGCCTTGAGCCGCTCCAGGGCCGCGTTCAGGATCTTGGAGAACGGGTTGTCGGCGTCCCCCGCGATCCCGGGGCCGGGCGGGTCCTCGGCGAACTCCCGGGCGTAGTCCTCGGTGGTCCCGAGGTCGGCCGGCGAGATCGGCTCCAGGGCGTCGATGGGGGTCAGGTGCTCGGGCATCGCCTCACTCCGGCTCGGTCATCCAGAGGTCGCAGCTCGGGCACTGGAGCGTGGTCGGGTCGGTCTCGGCCGGGTACACCGCGACCCATCGGTGGTTGCAGACCAGGCAGTGGATCGGGCCTTGAGCCCAGAGCCCCTCGTAGCCGTCGGGGTCGGCGGGCTCGGCCGCGGGCTTGGTCGCGGGGGCCTCGGGGGCGGGCTCGTCGCCCTCCTCCTCGTCCTCGTCCTCGCCCTCGTCCAGCTCGATCTCCAGGGTGTTCTCGGCCGGACGCCGCAGGAGGCCCCGGGCGGTGAAGCCCAGGACCAACGCGGCGAACATGGCCAGGATGCGGTCCGGCATCGGGGTCCCCTTTCGGGTGTCAGGCGGCGACGGCCGTCCGGGGCGCCACGGCGTCGTCGGGGTACATCTTGCGGCCCTGGAGGACGCCGCACCCGTTGTCGCCCCACTGCGGCCCCCAGGAGTTCCTGATACCCAGGGCGTAGGTCCGGTCGATGTAGCGGAGGCGGGTGGCCAGCACCTCGTGCCCCCACCAGTTCAGGCCGATCGGCACGGGGATGTCCCGCAGGACGCAGGAGAACAACTGGTTGAGGTTGCGGGGCTCCAGCTCGAACCACTCCACGACCCGATACCGCTTGGCGACGGCCCAGTTCTCGGCCGTGCCGTACTGCCTGGAGATCGCGTTGGCGGGCCAGAGGTCGACCGGGACGGCCCCGTCCGAGATGATCCGCTCCAGGGCCTGCTTGCCCCAGCCGCCGACGTTCCGGTAGTTGGTGATCGGCCCGCCCACCGAGGCCGGCGAGAGGATCACCTTCTCCTCGTTCTGGAGAGCCCTCACGACCTCCAGGCTGTGGGTCGTGGCGTTGGCCCAGCAGTAGTTGGTCTGCTGCTGGTTCTTGACCGGCAGGCCCACGAGGTCGCAGACGTCGTCGATCCACGACTTCTGGGCGTCCTTCTCCTCGATGATCGCCTGCCAGTCGGACTCGGGGATGAGCAGCTCATCCGGGAACGGGTCGGCCACCCCGGCGTAGCCCTCGGGGCCGCGGAGGTCGAGTTCCAGGCCCCGCCCGTAGCCCTTCGGGGGCTCGAACATATGAGAGGGCGAGGTGTCGTGGATGATGTGCAGGCGATTCATCACTCACCCCCGTACTGCTTGAGGAAGGCCAGGGTCTCGTCCACTCCGTCCGGCAGGGTCCGGACCGCCACGATCTTCGAGCCGTCGAAGACGGCGATCATCGGCACGTCGGACTTCGTCACGAAGCCCTTGTAGGTGGCCCACACCTCCTGCCAGGAGGCCGAGGCGTTGCCGGCGTTCATGTCCTTGTCCCAGATCCTCCAGGCGGGGCGGTTGTCGCTGTCCTTGGCACAGACCTTGTCGAGGTACGCCCGGACCTTCGTGGAGCCGATCGCGGCGACCTGGCCCCTGGGCAGCACGGCCCCGGATTCGTAGACCACGAGCACCCTCAGCAGGGACACCTTCACCGGACCGGGCGGGGGCGGGGTCGGCCCCGGGGTCGGGCCGGGGGTCGGGCCGGGGGCCGGGTCGGGCGGCGGAGGGGGCGGCTGCGGTCCGGGCGGCGGGAGGATCGTGACCTTGCGACGCAGGATCGAGGGCGGTCCGTCCGGGGACGTGGCGAAGGCCACGACCTTGTAGGTGCCTGGCGGGGCCACGAACGCCAGGGTGGTCTGCGGCAGGCCGGGCACCCGCTCCACCTCGGCGTCGTCGTCCGCGGGCTCGATATCCCAAGTGACCCACTTGACCGGGCCGCCGGTCAGGTTCATCAGGACGAAGTGGTACGGCTCGACCTCGCTCGGCCCTTCGAGGGCCGGCGGGACGAATGGGGCCGGCACGGGGGCCGGCGGCGGGTCCTGGCCCAGGGTGTGGGCCTGGCCCGGCCCGACCAGGAAGGCGGCGGCCAGGGCCAGGGGGATCAGTCGCTTCATGGGGGATGCCTCGCGGCCTCCGGCCGGGTCCTCGGGGTCCTGAGCCCGCGTCACTTCGGCTTGCGGAACAACCGGATCAGTTGCCAGATCAGGTTGATGAGCATGAGGATCTCGGCCGGCCCCCTGCGGCCCTGGCCCAGGCGTTCGGCCCGCTCCATGCCGGCCCGCAGCTCGGGGTCGCGTTCGGCCCGGCTGCGGTACTCCTCCGGCCAGGCGGCCTCCCCCCGGGCGGCGGCGATGAGTCGTCGGAACACGTCAGTCCTCCCTTCAGGGGTCGTTCGCCCGCTCCAGGGCGGAGGCGAGCATGGCGACCAGCTCCCGGGCTTGTGCGAGGTCGATGGCGACGGTCCGGGTCTCCCCGGAGGGCAGCAGCTCGAACCAGAGCGTCAGGCACTCGGTCCCGACCTCCAGCGAGCCCTCCTCGGCCGGACCGCCGAAGTCGGCGTTCTCGACCGACAGCACCCGGACGGGGTAGGCGGAGTAGGCCATCAGTCCTCCAGGACAGGCACGGTGATGACCACGTCGTCGGGCCGCTTCATCCGCCGGCCCCCCTCCTGCATCTCCACGACGGAGTTCAGGGGGGCGACCACGGGCTGCATCAGGACGAGCCGCCCCGCGTGGACCAACCCCCCGATCGGGAACTCCAGGCCGTGCCAGAGCACCCTGGCCTCGAATCGCCAGCCCTCGACCGGATCGACGCCCGTAGGGGGCAGGTATTCCATGAAGACCCGGGAGCCCAGGGCGGCGTGCGTGGGCTTCCACTGGGCCTCATGGGCCTGGGTCCACTCCGGCGTCAGTGAGCCGTCCGAGGTCTTGAGGGTCGCGGTCTTCATGGGCGTGTCCTCGACGCCGGAATTCGGCGTCCCGCCCGTCCTACGAACCCGGCGTCGGGTGCTTGCGTCTCCGCCAGGGGAGGGGCCTCTCGATGCCCGGTTTCCCCGAAATAATTAGGAGTCTAAGGGGGTGGGGGGTCCAGAAATCCAGGGATGCGAATGCGGGAGAGTCAACATAGGGAGTGCGTCCCCGTCCCCTCCCGCCCGGGTCCGGCCGCCCCTCCCCCTTATGATGTCACCATCAGTGGGATTCGCATTTCCTGGTGGAAACCGTTACCACCCGAGGGCCTCACGAGGGGGTACTGGGAAATTTTCGTGGACCATCGCCGCCCCCCGAGTGCATGCATGGGGTCGTCGCTTTCATCGACGCCCGTCGATGGGATGGGGGGCCGGGCCGGCCGACCCCCCGGAGTGTTCAGACGCCCAGTGCCTCGAAGACATCGGTGATCCCTGATGGCATGCGGTCCGGATCGGCCGGGCCGGACTCGACCGGGCCGGCCTCCGCACCGATGGGGCCGCTCTGGTTGAGCACGACCGCGAACCGCTCGATCTCATCCCGGCTGAACTCGTGACAGCCGACGCGAACCGTCCCATCCCAGTCGACCGACCGGAGGGTGAACGGGCCGAACCGCACGGGCCGGTTGTCGTCGGCGGTCCATCCCTCGCCGGAGCGGACGAGGTTGAGCACGAATGGGACGAGCCGACGGACGTGGGCCGCGGGGACATCCGCCCCTTGGGACGTCTGCACGGTCCGGCCGTCCGGAGTGAGACGCATGTAGGCTTGGCGGAGGCCCACGGGCCGCTGATGGGAGCGGCCGGCCTTCCATGCCTCCGCCACGGCCAGAGCCTCCGCCTCCAACTGGGCCACGTACTGAACACGCCGCTCCCTGGCTTGCTCGGCCAGAGCGTACTCGCGGGACTCCATAGCCGCGATGGACTCGGCCATGTCGGCGTCCGTCTCGGGGACCGCGAACGTGGGCACGCCGAACCGGACACAGAAGACGTTGGCGGAGTCGACCCGGGCGAGGTAGGCACGCCATCGCTTGGCCCGGCTCACCTTGTTCCGGGCCGTGCGGACGGACTCCGCGGCGTCGCTGATGTCGGCCGACCAGCGTTCCCGGATGCCTTCGGCGGAGTCGTAACGGGACCCGTCCAGCGTGGGCACGGTCAGATGGTCGAGATGCCGAGTGGCACGCCATGCGGCGGTCAGTTGGCCCGACGTCGTGACGGAGTAGCGATGGCCGCTCGTCAGCACGACGGTCCGGCCGTTGACGTCCGTCCGGATGGACGCGACGCGGGTCGAGTAGCTGATGAGGTCCGGCCCGTCGAACGACAGGGACCCTTGGCTGTTCCGGCCGTGGCTCTGGCTCTGGCTCGCCCAGACGTGGCAGACCTCATCGCGGGATCGCAGGACGGTTCGCATGGCTCTGGCTCCGTTCGTTCGTTCGCTCTGGCTTCCGACCCTCGCGGGACCGTCCCGCGAGGCTTGCTCAATTGTAGCATCGGCCGACTAGTAGTCAAGTCGCTACCATGTAGCAAAAATGCATCACTGGGGCCGGTCCCGACGGACCGCGTGCAGGCGCCGCCACGCCAGCCATGTGATCGCCTGCATCTGGTGGGGCCGGACCCCGGCCGCGTAGGCGGCCGATTGGTAGTCCTCCCGGATGATGGCGTGGTCCGAGGCCCGGAGGGTGGGGACCTTGGACGTCTCGATCCGACGCCCGACCCATATGCTATATGCATGGCCGTCGATGCAAACGCGGTCGGTCCTCTGGTCGAGGAGGCACGCCAGGAACTCGCCCGTCTTCAGTCCCTTGACGACCTTGACCGGATCGGCCCCATCCCGGATGGACTCGGCCAGCCTACGGCGGTCCCCCGTGGCTGGAGTGTTCTCCCCACGGCAGCACCGTTCCGCGTACAGGATGTTCCGTGCCCACGGCGTCTGCGGCGAGAGAGCGGCCACGATGCCGCACGCTTGGCGGAACGTGACACCGAGCGGCACGAGCCTCCGCCGAATCTCCTGGGCGGCGGTCCTGTACCACGTCATCCCCTCCGCCATCTCCTCCGGAGTGGCCGCGTAGTACGTCCGGAGGATGCGGACCGCGTTGCCGCTCATCTTGGCGTCGGCCGGCCCGTCGTCGTCGGTCGGCTCGGGTTCGATGACGTCCCAACCGCGGGGAACGGTCCGGGCGGGTTCGGCCACGGCAACGGCCGTCTCGGACTCCGCCTTGACGGTGGCCACGATCCGGGCGAGGGCCGACCGCTTGCGGGCCGCGTAGCGTTCCCGCCCCTTGGCTCGCTTGGCCTCCGCCTCCGCCTCCGCGGCCAGCGTCTCGTCAACGGTCGCGGGCCGCTTGACGTCCGGGATGGCGTCGTCGTCGGCCGGATCGATAACGATGGCCGGGCCGGCCGGGGCGGAGTCGATCAGCATGAACCCCCATCCGCCGTTCGTCTCCACCATGCGGATGACCAACGTGCCATCCGGGTCATTGGCTTGGAGGTAGGCGAGGGCCGCACGATGGGCCGTGTTGCAGGTCGCGTAGGGCCGGCCGTCCACCTTGACCGTCAGGGTTCCCGTCTCGATCGTCCGCATGGCTCTGACTCCGCTCCGCGTTGGCTTCCACATGGGCCGGACCGTCCGGCCGACACCACCAGTATAGCTCCACTGCACTGGTCGTCAAGCGGACGCTGGAAAAATCGTGGTGGAACGCTGGTCGGAACGGACGCAAGTCGTTGCGCGCCACGCCGTATGCGACTTGTCTGATGGGACAAGAAGGGCCGTTGGGACACTTGGGACGCGGGACAACAGGCGAGTCAAGCCCCGTCTCGGGTTCCGTCAAGAGGGCCGGCGCCGGCCGGCCGTCCGATCGGCCAGTTTGGACGGTCCCGCTTGTCTTGACGGTCCGTTCAGACTAGACTGAAATGAGCGGAGCGAGGCCGCCGACCCGGGCCGGTCCATCGAACCAGTCATGCATGCGTGCATGGATGCGTTCCCGCGTGCCCGCCCGTGCCCGCGTGCGTGCGTCCGCCCGTGACTCAAGGCCCCCGTTTTTGAGACCCACGCGAGGCCCCCGTTTTTGGGAGCGCGTGGCCCGATCCGGCCCCCAAATGGTCAGACACCATGTCTTGCAACGTCCGATAATCTACCGAATCAGCCAAGTTTTATACAAATTCTTTGCCCCCGGGGCCGCAACGACTTCGGTCATACGCATGCACTACGCATTGATGCGTAACACCGTAAACCGGTTCCCGAGGTTCGTAGCAGGTGTACCTTCTGGACTGAGTCGAAGACGAAGGAAGATCCGGGCGTAGGATCGAACGTTCGATCCGAAGACCGACTCCGGATGGAGGCCCCAAAGGGCCGGATCTGAATGGAGGCCCGACGCCGGGCCGGATCTGAATGGTCCCCGCAGGGACCGCCCGGGAAGATTCCCCGTTGGAGACGGGGATTCCGTACCCACCGCTGGGATCAGCGGACGCTTATGGAAACGAAAACACCCCGGGTCGCCCCGGGGTGGTAACGGTTTCCACTGCCTGGCAGGCCGGGATGGCCCCTCACAGCCCCTCGATCAGCCCCGGGTCGATCCCCTCGTCGGCCAGGTGCTGGTTGCGGCGGAACTGGTCGAAGGCCCGGGCCAGCCCCTCCCCCACCTTCGTCATGGCGGCGTCCATCCCCTCCTCGGGCAGGCCCTTGAACGCCCGCTCCTCGACCATCCCGAGGCGGTCCGCCAGGATGCCCAGCTCCCGCAAGTCCTTGGGAGCCCAGGGCTCGATCAGGACGTTGCCGTCCTTGTCCTTGAGCGGCTGGCCGTTGTCGTCCCGGATGGGCGTCCCCCCCTTGGCCATCATCTCATTGATCTTCTTCAGGAACGCCGTGGCCAGCTTCCAGTTCCGGCCCCGCGACAGGCGACGCCGCATCAGCCCCAGGGCGATGTCCTGCTCCATCAGCCGGGCCTCCTCCTCCCTCCGACGCATCAGAATGTGATCGTCGTAGGCACGAGCCCGCTCGGTCCAGGCATATCGTGATGCCAGGGAATTGACATGCCCACTGGCCGAGACCTGGCCCCGTTTCTGAGCACCCTCGTTCGCGGACTGAGCACCAGAGTTCTCGGTCTGGGAACCCGAATTCTCGGCCCTGGCGTGGATCTTCCGGAGGCGGAGCTGGGCCTTCCGGAAGGTCCGGGTCGGACCGAGCTTGAGGTACACGAGGAAGGTGCGATAGGCACCCTCGGACTCATCCGGGCGACGGTCCCAGGGGCGGACATCCTCGACGGCCATCGGGACACTCCCTCCCCGGGACTCCGGGGTCTTGACCAGGGGAATCGTGGCGCCTAGGCGACGCCCAAGCCGGGGCGGCGGCTCGGGTTGCCGCCGTTCCCACCAGTTGTCTTCCTACGAATTTCCAGTCGACCCTTGACGCATGGTAGCCAACTCGTATAATACCCCCACGGGCGGCGGACGCTCAAGCGATCGGTTGACCAGTGGAGATGGATGCGATGCGCGACAAGAAGCCGGCCCGCAGGCGGGCCAGGAAGCCCAGGCCGGGCCGGACCCTGGCGGTCTGGCGTGGCGGCAAGCCGACGTGCTTCGAGTGCGGCGGCGAGATGGTCCACGAGGGCAAGCCGACGTGGCAGAACCGCATGGTCTGCCTGGGTTGCGGTCGAGAGGCCACGGTCTAAAGGGGCACGGCGATGGGTCAGCAGCTCAACCTGGCGGACGGCATCAAGGCGGGCGACCGCGTGACCATCGTGAACCGGTTCGGCCAGTCCTCGACGGGCCGGGCGGTGATGAAGGGGGCGGCCGGCTGGGTCCTCAACATGGGCGGCAAGTACGGCACGCCGGCCATCGCGGACGGCACCAACGTGGTCCGGGTCAAGAGGGGGAAGTGACCATGAGCAGGTTCACGCCGGAGTTGTTCTTGGCGATGATCCGCGGCGACCAGGCCGAGGCCCCGCGGATGAGCATGAGCTACGTCCAGGGCTGGGCGGCCGGATACCTCCGTCAGTACGCGCCGGAGCTGGCCGCGGAGGTTCTCCGGGCCTACTACGGCGACCGGGCCGAGTTCGACCAGGGCTACATCGACGGGCGGGACTGCCGCGAGGCGTTCGACGACCACCTTTCCAGGAAAGAGAGTGCCTGATGCGGTGGATCTGGTGGTGGAACGGCGCCTGGAATCCGACGCTCCTCCACGCGGTCGAGTCGCCCGACTCGCGGAGGGCGGCCTGCGGGGAACGGGTGGGGGATGGCCGCGAGTCCTGGCCCGAGGGGAAGGGCGAGCCGCCGACCGCCGCGTTGTGCGACCGATGCCACCGTCGTTACGAGGCGGAGGCCGCGGTCAACAGGATGGAGTGCATCCCATGAAGTGCCCCGAGTGCGGCGGCGAGATGGTCCGCCCCATGCAGGTGGCGGCCACGAACCGGATGCTCTGCCGCGACTGCGGCCACGAGGTCGATCGGACCCGGGAGCGGCGGAGGAGTCTGGACGAGAAGGGCAGGGCGGAGGCGAAGGAAGAGGCGGAGTCCAACTGACCAGGAGGTGTTGCTGTGTTCGAGTTCTCGAATGAGAATGAGTTCGAGCGTGCCAGGCTGACGATCGGCTGCGTCAACCTCCTGGTCGAGCTGGAGCGGCTCGTCCCGGGCGGCAACGTGGCGTGGCGGGTCTTCCGCTACGTCGACTCCTGCGAGATGCCGGCCCACGGCCGCTCGAAGACCCGGTCCGAGGCCATCCGCGCGGCCGAGGACGCCATCTACCGCATGATGCCGACCCAGGCCCCGACCTGCGACGACTTCCCAAGCTACCGCGGGCGTGAGGCTTGCGACTATTCCAGGAAAATTCCAGCACTCGCTTGATCTGTGGTAGTCAACTCGTATAATACCCCTGTCGGACGGACGCAACCCAGACCAGGAGGCCCCGCGATGACGTTCAAGGTCCACTTCCCGGACTCGCCGACTTACGACCGCGGCGGCATCGAGAGTTACCCCGCGGCGGTACGCCTTGCACGCTGGAGCCTAGCCCTCCAGGGCGGGTCGGACGACGCCGAGATCCACGAGGTCAACGGCCGGGGCTCGTCCCTGGTGTCGGTGCTCCAGGACGGCCAGGAGCGTTTCATCTCGACCATGATGTTCCGCAAGTACGCCAGAACCGCCCAGGTCTGAATCATTTTTTGGGGAGTGACACTCCGATGACGGACCAAGCCGAACAGATCGAGGAGGCGAGGACCGACCTGGCCACCCTGCCCATCGGGGACCTGCGGACGATCGCGGAGGCCCTCAGCCAGCGGATCGGATACTCGGGCCGGATGAAGCGTGAGTGGCAGGAGCGACGCCAGAACGCCTTCAAGCACAACCCGTCCGGAGAGGCCCAGTGTGCGGCCAACGCGGACGCCTGGCAGGACGAGGAGGGCCGGGCCAGGCGGCTCTACGAGGTCGTGAAGACCCTCCACAACGCCGAGGTCCGCCGGCTCCAGGGCCGGTAACGGCTACCACCCTCAACGGTTTTTGGGGAGCGACGAGACGATGCTGAAGCGATCGAACGACCGTAAGGACGCGGACGCGGCGGTGCCCGCCCAGGACCCCAAGCTGCAAGCCTGGCTCGACTCGCTGCCGCCCGAGCGGAAGTGTGCCTGCGGCCAGAAGTCCAAGGGGGAGTGCTGGTCCTGCAACCGGGCCGAGCTGCTGGTCCTGGGCGGGCGGATCGAGGAGGGGCGTGGGGAGAGCCGCTACATCCTGCCGGACGGCCGGGAGGTGAGCTACCTCGGCCTGTACCTCTGGCTCAAAGGGGAGTGACGACATGGCGACCTCGTCGAAGTTCAGCATCGGGTTCGCGGGCGTGACCCCGGGCGTACTGGGTAAGGTGCTGCCTTCGGAGATCGCGGCGTCCCTGATCCGTCACGAGTCCGGCGACTGGGGCGACGTGCCCCGGGAGGACGCCCTGGCCAATGAGCGTGCCCTCCTGGAAGGCGAGCGGATCGTCTCGGCCTACGAATCGTCGTGCGGCGTCAGGTTCTGGGTCATCACCGAGGCCGACCGTTCCTCCACCACGGTCCTCCTGCCCGAGGAGTATTGACGTGACCGACCGCGACGCACGCCTGGCCGAGATCGAGGTGCTCGCCTGGGAGCTGATGGATCAGTGGGGCCTGGTCGCCGCCGGTTGGACCTTCCGGTTCAACGACCGGGAGCGAGCCCTCGGGCTCTGCTGGCACCTCCGTCCCGACGGCAAGCCCCTCCGGCGGATCGAGCTGTCCCGCCACATGGCCAACGCCCCCGACGCCGAGGTCCGGGACACGATCCTCCACGAGATCGCCCACGCCAAGGCGGGGCCGGGGGCCGGCCACGGCCGGCTCTGGAAGACGTGGTGCCGCACCGTAGGCGCCCGGCCCGAGGCGAGGTGCAAGGAAGCCGACTTCATGCCCAAGGGCCGATTCATGGCGATCTGCACCCTCTGCCACAAGACCTACTACAAGAGGCGGAAGCCGGCCCTCAAGCCGGGCCGCTACTTCGTCTGCCGGTGCAAGGGGGTCCTCTCCCCCTGGGCCGACGCCGGTTGAACCGGCATCCATCAGTTGTTCAACATCGAAGTCCATGCCGACATGATGACGGGGACCCATCGGGCTGTGAGTGAACGGTGACATTTTTCTGATGACCTTGACATGCGGTCCGCCGGAGGTGTGATATGTTGACCATGACGCCGGTGACTTGGAAGAACGGGCGGGCACGCAAGGTCGGAACGGCCGAGGTCGAGGGGGTCCGGCTCCGGGCCGTCCTCGTGCAGACCGGCTACGGCTGGTCCTGGGAGGCGTGGCGGGGCCTGGACGAGTGCCTGGGCCGGGGCCAGACCCTGACCGAGGCCGGCTCCCGCAACGCGGCCCTGGCCGCCCTCGGGCTGGAGGGGGCGGAGTGATGGACCGCGAGCCGTTCCACACCACCGTCGTCCAACGCCCGGGACCCGACGGCCGGCCGGACCCGGTCGAGGTCACGACCCGCTACTCGGACTTTGGTCCTCTGCGGCCCTGGTCCGATCTTTGCGAGCCCGAACGGTCTCATTGGCGGATCGCACTGTCCGAGTACCACCACGCGGTCGTGGCCCTGGAGTCCCTCCCACCAGGCCCCAGGTCCATCGCGGAGGCCGAGCTGGAGCTGGCCGAACCGACGGACGACCCCATCGAGCAGGCCGCCCAGATGAGGCTGGCCGTCTCCCGGGCGACGGCCCGTCCAGAGAGGTGAGCCCATGCCCGAGAGGACGCCCCCCGATCAGCACGACGACATGCCGAAGGAGGAGGTCGCCCGCCGCATCCGTGAGGCCCGGGAGCGGGCCGGGTACGAGACGGCCTACGCCGCCGGCAAGGCGGCGGGGTTCCCGGTCCCCCAGTCGTACTACCACTTCGAGACGGGCAATCGGTGCCCCTCGTTCCAGGCGGTCCACCGGCTGATCTCGGTGGCCGGCTACGACCCAGCCATCCTCTTCGCCCCCTACACGGCCCCCAGGGGGAGGAAGGCCAAGGGGCTTCACTTCGACGGCCGCGGTGGCCGCAAGGACAAGCCCTCGCCCGAAACCGAACCTCCCGACCCGGTCGCCAGGCCGGCCCTGGTCCCCTGAATGGGCCGACGCCGAGCCGGGTCCGGCCCCCGACGACCGAATGAGAGAAGCCCCGGGAGGTCCCCCGGGGCTTCGTCGTTTCATCCCTCCAGGAGTCGGACGGCGTCGTCCCAGCTCCCGGGGGTGTCCACGATCCGCTTCCTGCGGACCCTGCCGCCCCGCCGTCGCCGCCGGGGCAGTCGCTCGTAATACTTGCCGTCCACCTCGGCCACGGCCCAGGGTCCGGGCCGCTCCTCGGCCTCCCGGGGCTGGCGGGCGTCCATCACGCACCGCCCTTCCCGGGGAGCTTCGGCTTGGGCAGGGCGGCCACGATCGCCTCGACGGCGCCCGGGACGTCCCCCGAGACGAACTTGGACACGGCGTCGGCCACCAGGCCCACGGTCGGGGCGTAGGAGTTGAAGGCGTCGAGCTTGGCCAGGCCCTCGTAGGCCACCGAGAGGGCGAGCATCAGGATCGACTTCTGATCCATCGGTCGGGTCTCCATGCGAGAACGTGTGGGAGACTCCGCTCGGTCCGGCGTCGCGGGATTCAGAGCGTGCCCAGGCGGTCCCTCGGCACGACGAAGGCGGCCGGGGCCGGGCAGTTGGCCGGGGCCAGGCCGCGGGGGAACGGGTGGTCGCGGCCCGGGGCCACGGGGCTCGGGTCCCCCGGCTTCGGGTCGCCCGGGAACGGGTAGAGGTGCCGGGCGAAGGCGGCGTCCCCCTCGCTGATCTCGGTGTTCCAGCCGACCTCGAAGTCCCCCACCGTCAACGCCTGGTCGACCGGGTACTGCATGATCGAGTCCCGGTCCCAGGGGCCGGCGAGGGCCTCGGTGCCGCTGTAACGCATGATGACGTTGTTATAGATCGTCTGGCGGTCCCAGAAGTTGGGCGGGCCGGAGAAGTAGCGGTAGACCTTGGCCACGTCCCAGGGGATCGGGCTGTTCGGGGCGTTCTGTCCGTGGACGAAACCGAGGGCGTGGCCGGCCTCGTGGGTGGCGACGTAGAACTCGGACTCGTCGGAGTCCTCCTCCAGCCAGCCCAGGTTCATGGTGGCCGAGCCCCCGGGCACGGCGGCCGAGCCGGTGCCGATGTAGGACCAGCTCCCCAGGCCGGGCTGGAACGTGACCCGGATCTCGGCGTCCCCGGACTCGACCGCCCGGAACTTGATGTTGCAAACCTTCGACCACGCCGAGATGTACTTGAACGCCAATGACTTCTGGCGGGGGCCTCCCTCCAGGAACCTGACCCTCAGCACCTGGCCCGGCTTCCAGGTCTGGTTCCGCATCGCGGCCAGGCCGGCGGTCCCGGGCGGCAGGTTGATGGTCACGTCCACGCACACCCGGGGCACCTGCGAGCCCTGCGGGGCCGGGGCCGGCTTCGGGGCCTGGGAGAGCCCGAAGAGGGCCGCCAGGGCCGCCAGGACGGCCGCCCCGACCGCCTTGAGGCGGTCCTTGCCGATCAGGTCGAGAAGGCGGTTCGTCGGGAATTCCACGGCATCGGTCCCCCGGGGTTGGCGGCGTGATTGACGGCTCATCGTGCCCACCCGTACTACGCTCCCAAGACGCAAGCGACCCCCGGGGTCGAGCCGGGGGTCGGAACGATTGGGATTCCGCGGGGAGGCGGCGTGAACCGCCGGAGCTTGACGGTGTCCATATCCAACGGTATGAACGACCTAGGTGGTCGCCCGATGGGCGACTTCGGAATGACCCGCCTCGCCGCGTCCCCGGGAGTGCCGAGCATGGTTATGGACGGCGAAGATCGGAGTCTGATGGCGACTGGCCTATCCATCATCCTGGAGCCGCTCGACGACTACGATAAACGCATCAACGAGTTCCATAAATTCACCGGCATGGTCTGGGCGGCCACCAAATGGCTCGCCAACCACGGGGAATTCCTCGGGAGAATGGCCAAGGACAAGCGGGTCAAGCAGAATTGGGACGACATCGTCACCCAGGCTGCCTCGGAACAGGATATTGGATTCACAAATCTTTATAATTACGCCACGATATTTCATTGGGGCGCCCTTGAGACCTCGGTCAGAGACCTGGCCGTCAACTGGCTAGTCGTCATGCGTGAG